ACTGCGAACAGCACAACACTAGTTGACAACTTGTACGTGGCACCAACGGGTGACTCTGAGGACTCAACGGTGGGTAACGAAGTTATCGCTACAAACTGGAAACGTTTAAGTTACACAGCATCAACAAGCGCTCCTACCAATGAGCCAACCGATGGCACACTTTGGTACGACACCAAGATCGACGAAGCGGACATCATGGTACATAACGGTGCCACATGGGTTGGATACAAGAACCAATATGCTTCAACAGATCCAAATGGTCCACAGTTCAGTGCTTCGGCTCCGACCACACAGTCAGACGGTACACCACTTGTGACCAATGACTTATGGATCGACACAAGCGATCTTGAGAACTATCCAAAACTCTACAGATACAACACATCTGCCACATTAAGTTCAAGCAACACCGCAAACCAAGTGGTTGTCACAACATCAGGCGCGGCCTGGGAACTGATCGACAAGGCAGATCAGACCACAGAAGACGGAGTTGTTTTCGCTGACGCTAGATGGCACACCTCGACAGACAGGAACGCCAACAACAGCACACAGGCGGGCACCGCTTCAACAATCAAGAATCTATTAAGCGACAACTTCTTAGATCCAGATGCTCCAGATCCAGCACTTTACCCACAAGGTATCATGCTGTGGAATACTAGAAGAAGTGGCTACAACGTGAAGGAATACAGAAACAGTTACATAACAACGACTGCTTATCCTGGTTCGGGTTCATCAGGATTGGGTAACATCAGATACAACAACAACGAATCGGTTGCTGGTTACTACCCAGACAGATGGGTGACCAAGTCAGGCAACAACGCAGACGGGTCTGGCACTTTCGGAAGGAAAGCACAGAGAAAAGTCATCGTATCACAACTGAAATCTGAGATAGACACCAACCAAGCCATCAGAGAAGACCAAAGAGGCTTCAACGTGATCGCTTGTCCTGGATATCCAGAACTGATCCAGAACATGATCAACCTAAACACCGACAGGAACAACACAGCGTTCGTGGTAGGTGACACACCTTTGAGATTGGCTGGAACAGCAACGGCTATCACCAACTGGGCAAACAACACGGCGGCCGCCACAGACAACGGCGAGGACGGTCTCGTTAGTTCAAGTGATTACCTGGGAGTGTTCTATCCTTCAGGATCGACCACAGACAACACAGGTAAATCGATCGTTGTACCACCAAGTCACATGATGATGAGGGTATTGGCGAACAACGACAACGTTGCTTTCCCATGGTTCGCTCCAGCAGGAACAAGACGTGGAGTTGTTGACAATGTTACGTCAGTAGGTTACATCAACGCCACATCGGGTGAATTCCAAACAATATCTGTTACGGAGTCAGTGAGAGACAGTATGCACACCGTAAAAGTTAATCCAATAACTTTCTTCTCAGGAGCGGGTATCGTTAACTTTGGTAACTTGACTAAGACATCGGCGAGTTCCGCACTGGACAGGATCAACGTTTCAAGACTGGCAGTGTATCTAAGAACACAACTAGATGCTATTGCTAAACCGTTTATCTTTGAACCAAATGATGAGCTGACAAGGAACGAGATCAAACAAGCGATCGAGTCATTCATGCTAGAGCTTGTTGGTCAGAGAGCGTTGTACGACTTCCTAGTAGTTTGTGATGACACCAACAACACACCCACAAGGATCGATAGGAATGAGCTGTACGTGGACATAGCGATTGAACCAGTGAAATCAGTCGAGTTTATCTACATACCGTTGAGAATCAAAAACACAGGAGAGATTGCAAATTTAGGGAACTAATTTTGGAATAAATAGATAGGAGAAACAAATGGCAATATCAACTTTATCAAAATTCACAGTACCTTTAGCAAACGATCAGAGCTCGGCATCACAAGGTTTATTGATGCCAAAACTACAGTATCGTTTCAGAGCGATCCTGGAGAACTTTGGAGTATCAACACCGAGGTCAGAACTTACAAAACAAGTTATCGACATCACAAGACCCAACCTGACTTTTGACACAGTGACGCTAGACGTTTACAACTCAAAAGTATACGTTGCGGGCAAACACACTTGGGATCCGATAACGATCAACCTAAGGGATGATGTCAACAACTCAGTGACCAAACTGGTTGGTGAACAGATACAGAAACAGTTCGACTTCTTCGAACAGTCAAGTGCGGCATCAGGAATCGACTACAAATTCACAGCAAGGATTGAAATGCTTGATGGTGGTAACGGCGCGAGCGCACCAAATGTGTTAGAAACATTTGAATTGTACGGTGCATACGTTGAGAACGTGAACTACAACACACTAGCGTATCAAACTTCAGAACCAGCGACAATCACACTATCAGTGAGATACGACAACGCCATCCAGACTCCAACAGGAACAGGAATCGGTACAGCGGTATCTAGAACGATCGGTACCCTAAGTACTGGTGGTTAATACAAATTAAGTTAGCAATTATAAAGTACAAAAAAGCGTCTTTATAGGCGCTTTTTTTGTGACCATAAATACCCATATGCCAAGCATTAACAACTTCCTACAAGGATTCCAAGACGGTTTACCCGGAATGAAAGACTTCCGACACGCGTCGAGACTATACATCGACGACAACTACAAGTTGATGCCGAAACAGAAGTTCCTGTTCCATGTGGTGTTCAACACAGACGAGACCTTGTTCTTCAACGGATTCAACTCCAATGAGAGATATGAGCTTAACATGTTGGTTAAAAGTGCTGATCTACCCAAATACGGAATGAATCTCGAGGAGAAGATTCAGTACAACAAGAAAATGTATGCGGCAACCAGGATACAATATGAACCAGTGAACATCACATTCCACGACGATCATGCCGATACAGTCAATGCATTTTGGAAGAAATATTATGAGTATCACATAGCAGACTCGGTTGCTTTAAATTCAGATCTTGCGATCTCAAACACAAAGGATGATTACTACGACGGTATAGACAAGAAAAACATCACGAAGTTTGGCCTAGACACACCGGCCGTGAGGAAAAAGCCTTACTTGAAAGGCATAGAAATATTTGTACTACACAAACAACGATTCACTTCTATGACCTTGGTCAATCCTGTTATAGGTTCGTTTAGCCACGATAACTTAGACCAAGCAGACGGCGCCGGTGTTTTACAGAACACCATGCAGATATTTTACGAAACAGTGATATACAAATCAGGGATAATAAACAAAAATAATGTTCCTGGATTTGCCACAATACATTATGACAAAGAACCGTCACCTTTGACTGTATTGGGCGGAGGCACAAACAGCATATTTGGTCCAGGTGGTGTTGTAGACGGTATTGGGTCAGTCATCAGGAATGTACAGTCAGGAAATATATTAGGAGCGATATTGTCTGCGTCAAACACATACAACAACGCAAAGAAAATTAAAAAGTCTGATGTGAAAGAAGAACTCAAAGGCATAGCCAAGGAAGGTATACTGGAAGTGGGCAAACAGGCAGGAACCATAACCAATCCAGTTGGGGCATTCACCGTGGGCACAGCAGTCGCGGCAGGAACAATTTTGGCCGCGGCAAAAAGCAACAATGATCAGACGAACAAGCAAAACACACGTGTGGTCTCTAGTCCAAGTCTAGACACTGTCACATTCTTGACCGCTGAAGAATCATTTAACCTTATATCAAATGACGAAACAATAAAAGACGAGATTGCGGCAGGAATATACTACAAGGACATAGGATCACGGAAAAATCTAACCGTGGCCGAATCTGATATAGAATATGCAGGCGCTAATGCCACAACAAAAACAGTTTACAGAAACAAGGCAATAACAGACGTAAGAAAATTAGTCACAGAAGGCTATGTTAAAATAAACAGGACAACACAAAATGTTTCTGTTGCAATAGAGAAAGCGGCATTGTAATGGCTGAATTTTATACAAACCTACCACCAAAACAAAAAGACGAGTTGGACAAGACCATAGAAAAACTGACCACAACAAACTATGAAACCAACTACCAGTTCAGCGCAGGAGATTACGACAGCACGATAGGATTCTTCGTCAAGAGGGGCTTCAGTAGGACGGCGGCAGAGTCAACAGCATATGCTATCCTATCACAGGCAAAGATAGATAATGTACGGCCACAGGAGATACTTGACAACCTCACCAATGCCGACCCGGCACTTTTGTCAGAACTCATAACCATAATACTCAACGCCAACAGATACAAGTCCAGCCGACTGGGTGTCAGGCAAACACTGACCACAAGAGGGACCGTGTCTAGAAACATCATAGACTAATGATCCCGAGATTCGCTAGGGGCAAATTCTCCCCCAAGAACGGAGAAAAGTATGTTGGTACCAAGACCCCGACCTATAGAAGCAGTTGGGAACATGCTTTCATGAGACTGTGTGATGAACATCCAAACGTGTATCAGTGGGCATCGGAATCAATCAAGATTCCATATCGACATCCTTTCACGGGCAAGTACACTGTGTACGTGCCAGACTTTTTCATAGTGTACATGGACAAGAATGGGAAGAAACACGCGGAGATGATCGAGGTCAAACCCATGAGTCAGACCACCATGGAATCGGCAGGTCGTAGCACAGCCAAGAAAAAACAGGTAGTGATAAACACCGCCAAGTGGGAAGCGGCGTCGGCCTACGCAAGACAGCGTAGGATAGGATTTCGTGTCGTGTCAGAAGAACAGTTGTTTCACCAAGGCAAACGTAAGTAAATAAAACCATGACTAAGAAACTTGAAGATATATTAAATTTACCAAACGTAAAAGAAGCGTTCAAGGAGGTGGACAAGAAAGAACAAGCGAGAGCCAATAGAGATCAGACCAAAGAAGTGATGAAGAACGTTGATCCGCAAACAGCGAAGAATCTGCAAAAGAGCTATGCTGAATTTGACAAAATTGCGGCCGCACTGCCACAAGTCAAAGGACTTGGCGAGTTAAGCGATTTAGAGTTAGACAAACTGGCCATAGAGGCGGAAGAAAGTTATAAAAACTTAATGGATTTAGGAATGAATGTGGATTCACGTTATTCGGGCAGGATCTTTGAAGTGGCCAGCAATTTCCTGCGTAACGCCATAGACGCAAAGGGTAGCAAGATAGACAAGAAGCTGAAAATGGTAGAACTACAGCTCAAGAAGATGAAACTGGACAAGGACGGCAACAAAGACGGTGGCCCAG